GCTGTAAGATTCGGAAGGAAAGTCCGAGATCTCATTGCCGATCCCATATATGCTGAGATCTTTCCCAAAACGGACTTGAAACAGGATAGCCAAGCGGCAGGTCGTTGGGAGACTAGCCAAGGCGGGGAATACTTTGCGGCGGGGGTGGGTGCAGCAATGACTGGTCGTGGTGCCGATTTGTTGATCATTGACGATCCGCACTCGGAACAAGATGCATTGTCCTCGGTTGCTTATGATAATACATATGAGTGGTACACATCGGGACCGAGACAGAGATTACAACCGGGGGGAACCATCATCATTGTGCAGACCAGATGGTCTAAGAAGGATCTGACGGGGCGATTAGTGCAGAACATGACGATGGATAGTATGTCGGATCAATGGGAGGTTATAGAATTTCCAGCGATTCTTCCTAATGATAAACCTTTATGGCCTGAATTTTGGCAAGTAGAAGAACTATTAAAGGTCAAGGCTTCACTGTCCCCGGTCAAGTGGAACGCACAATGGCAACAAAATCCGACATCGGAAGCTGTTGCCATGATCAAAAGAGATTGGTGGCAACCTTGGAGTAATAAGGATATACCTAATTTAGATTATATTGTGCAGAGCTATGATACGGCATATTCTAAAAAAGAGACGGCTGACTTTAGTGCGATTACGACTTGGGGGGTATTTGAGCCTAAGCCGAATGGTGAACAACATTTGATAATGTTAGATGCGAAGAAGGGTAGATGGAATTTCCCAGAGTTAAAAGAGATTGCGTTAGAAGAAAACGAATACTGGGAACCAGATTTGATGTTGATTGAGGCGAAGGCATCTGGTCAACCGTTGGCAGATGAATTAAGATTATTAAACCTGCCTGTTACTACATTTAGCCCGGGCAGACGAAAAGGTGGTGGTGGTGTTGATAAAACTACGAGAATGCATATTGTGTCGCCTATTTTCGAATCGGGTAAAGTATGGTATCCTGAAGGAGAAAAATTTGCCGATGACGTTATTGAAGAGGTAGCATCCTTTCCAAATGGCGATCATGATGACTATTGTGATAGTATGACAATGGCAGTCATGCGTTTTAGGCAAGGTGGGTTTATTGATTTAAAAGGAGAAGAGATACCCGAGAATTGGTATCCTCGCAGAGCAAGGGAATATTACTAATGAGTAAAGATAAAGCAAAAGGTAAAAAAGCAGAGAAAATTTCAAAAAGAAAAGCTATCAAATCAGCATTTGATGATAAATTTGGTGGTGATCCTATAAGGCAAATAGACAATTTGTTTGGATCAATCCGAAAGCCAGTTAAGAAGAATATGGGTGGTGTAATGAAAGCTCGTGGTGGAACATTCAAAGGCACTTTCTAATGAATAAGAAAAAATCAAAAGGTAAAGTCGTTGATTTTACTGGTAAGCATAAATTAGATAAATATTTAACAAAAGATCAGATAAAGCAATTAGATCCGTTTGGCGTGGACCTTCTTCTTCAGATTCAAGAAGGTGTTAATAAAGACAAAGGTAAGAAAAGAAATTTAGGCGGTTATACTGTTACAAATCGATTTTCAGATAGAATGCTTCCAGAAAAGAAAAGAACAACAAGGATTACTTAATGGCTAGAGATAGTGCTATTGACTTCAGTATAGACCAAGCTCAAAAACTTTTTGGTAAAGGTATTGAGGTTATTGGTAGAAGAACGGGTATTGAATCATTGTACAACTATGGAAGAGAAGTAGTTGAGCAACAAGAAGAAGATATTCGTAAAGGTGGCTATCAACCCGAATACACAATGGGACTTCGTGAAGCTTATACTCAAGGTGGAATAGGAAAAGCTCTAGGGTGGCTTGGTGAAAAGACTCAAGAAAATTTAGCTACAAGTGCACCTGCATTGGTAGGAACTTTAACGGCAGCGTTGACTGCACCGTTTAGCGTGCCTGCGGCAGCCTTGATCGGTGGAGCGACAATTGTTGGTTCGGGAGTCATGGGCACTGGTGAAGTTGCCGAAGAAATGGAGCAAAAAACTGGTAGTTATGATGATGCAGTCGCCATTGGTGCAGGGACCATTATAGGGTTACTTGATCGATTTGGTGCAGGCAAAGTGATTCCAAAAGATGAACTACTAACCATGACAGGCAAGCAGTTAATTAGGGCACTAGGTAAAGAAGGCAAGATAGATGCCGCCAGAGAGATTGGTAAAAGAATAGGTAAGTCTGTTGCTTTTGAAGGTGTGACAGAAGGAGCTCAAGAAGGAGTTTCTGTTGGGGCGACTGCTTTAACTGGAGGTGAATATACTGGTTTAGAAGTTGCTGATAAAATATTAGAGGGCACTGTTTTAGGTGGTACCATGGGTGGTGGTATGACTACGGGGATTGAGACACTCCGCCAGGGTCCGGGAGCCGTGAACAAAATACAAGATATGTTTTCTGACGGACCAGGAACTGGTGGTTTTTCTCCCGAGATGGCTTTTGCAGGATCTTTGTTTAGTCCAGAGCGAGCACAGTTGAGACAAGTTCCATTAACCACGTCTGAAATACTCATGAATCAAGGTCCATCGGACCAAGGTTCTTCGCCTAGTCAAAAGATAAACGAGGCAACTGAAAGAAACTTACAAGCTAATACAGACGAAGAGGCAGATCCTAAACAAAACTTTTTTAATCAAGATATGACAGGGGAATCTACAAAGGACAACCCAACAGTTTCTCCTCTTAGAATTATATTGAATAACCTTAAAAAACAGAACGAAGGTGTACGAAAAACTGGTAAGGATATCATTGGTGATTTAAGGGCAGCAGAAAAAGGTAATCAAGGTTTAGTTGGTTTCATGGGTAACTATGATACTAGAGTAACTGAAGTTAAAGAAAAGAAAGCAGTTCCAGCCGAAGGTGTAGACGGTAAAGCATTTGGTAAAGCAATGAAAGAAGCTAAAGGTGATTATACCAAGCTTGATCCTAGCTTATATAATCTAATTGATGTTGTAAAACCTTCAAGAGAAGAAGTGCTATCTTTTAATGACAACCTATCGGGTACATCAGAGTCAGTGACTCACAACAGAGGAGGTGAAGCATACAACTCTGGTCTTGAAGAATATCTTGTTCGTAACAAAGACAAAAAATTAACTTATGATGACGTTATTAAAATTTTTGATCAAACAAGACCACAAGTTAAATTAGAGATTAGAAGTAAGGCTGCAGGCCAGAACCCAACTGGTCTATTAGTTAATGCCAACAATCCACAAGCAGGTAACACTTTAGATCTTTCAAACGTAGTTGGAGGTGTTGCTTTAGAATCCACACAAAGAATTATGCAAAACTTTGTGGATGAAAGTGGGACAAAGGTTTCTGATCCTAGAGATTTTGAAGTCGATTCTGTCGCTATTGTTTCTTACGATGATAATAAGGAAAATATTAAATCAGGTGTTTTAGAAAATAGTGGCACACTTGAAGGTGCAAGAGAAAAAAATACGGCAGGCAACGAAGTTATTGAAGATAGAGTTTTTGATCTTAAAATTGGGGCAGGTCATGACTATCACGGTAAAGGTGCCGCATATCTTAGAGGCATGGTCGTTAGAAGAGAAGAAGACGGTAAGCTATATATGATGGCTGAAGAAGTTCAAGATGATTCATCAAGAATAAAAGAAGAAAACTTAGATGTTGCCACTCCTATGTATGATTTAGATTCTCCCGATCAAACATTAGAAAAGACATGGACAGAGAGGATGGAACTGGCTAAGTTAGGTCAAGTTCCAAAGACACAAGAACAACAGATTTTTGACGAAGACAGTCAAAATTACGAAGATTTTTTTGGTGAACCTGCACCAGAAGAGTATGATCCTAGACCATCAGAAAACAGAAGGGCTGCCGCTCTTGATTCTTTTTTTCCTGATCTAGGAAGAGATGCTGATGGTAATGAAATTCCTAGAGCGGGTAATTATAGACCTGGTTCGTCTAGAAATATATTTGATTCTTCTGAAAAACTAAAAATAATTGCTCTAGACGAAATTGAACAAGAGATACCTATGGAGGATTCTCTAACTCAACTTAGAAAAGACAGACAAGAAGCTTATCAAAAATATGAAGGTGATCGTGAAACTTATGAAAACGAAGAAGAAAAACTTGATAAATTAGCAGATGAACTAAGAGAACGAGAAGATTTTCTTATATTTCCTAATCAAGTCATTGATGTAACAGAAATGGCTTTAGAAGATATGGTTAACAATCGATTTGAGATTACTGGTGCAATTAACAGTAAAATAAAAGATAGAGCTCCTTTTTTTGGAAGAGATCCAAATGAAAACTTTTATGATCTTTTGGCAGGAACTGGTATCGTCACAGATACAAATGTAAACCCGATAGGCCCTATAATTGAAAATGTTTTTATAGAGCTACAAAAGCAAGGTAAATTAAAAACACCTTTGAGTTACGATCAACGATCTATGACAAATTCTGAAAAAGATTTTAAATTGACTGTAACAACACCAAATACGGATCTTTTAAAAGAAAAGAAATTTACTACATTAAACTCAGACGAAGCAAACCCTGTTTTCAATATACTATTTGATATGCCCGGAAGAGTCGGTCCCTACGGAACTATGGGTATTTTACGACTAGGTTCTTCTAGAGAAGTTATTCCAAGCAATGTGTTACAATCTCTTCCTAAAAATTATTTTGAAGAAATGCAAAACAGAACAAGCAAGCCGGAGGCATTTAGAAAAACAATAGAGATGGTTATGAACGAGAGTATAAACAACCAAGCAAATAGAGTAATAAAAGCAAGAGTTGCTAAATATATCCTAGATAATCATATAAAATTTAGAAAGATTCCAGGTAACGAAATGCCAGAAACAGATATAGAAGAGTTAATTATATCTAATTATTTTCCAGAAGGAAAGATTATGGCTGCACGACCAGATAACTCACCATTAGAGAATTTAAAAGAAAACCGTGTTGATTTAAAAGGTTTAGTAGAAGATTTTAATAACAGACTTGGTCCTAAAGCTGTTTTAGATATTAAAAAATATATAGGCAGAGAATTAGATGCCATGAATTCTAAAATAGGTTTTATACCTGTTAGAGATATTATAATATCCGAAAAAATGTCAGACGATGCTCTAATAGAACAATACAAAGAGTCTATGCTTTCAGAATCTACTGTATATAATTCTTTTGTTCAATATTTACTACAAGAGCCTTATGTAAACAGTGTGAAAGCAACCCCAGCCAACATGAATCCTTTGTTTGAAAGTGTAGATGCTTTGGAAGAAAACGTGTTAAAATTAAGAGAAATAAAGCAAGCATCGTTTGATGAAGCTAGAAGATTAAGTAGTAAACAAGAAAAAGATAGAAGAGTTAAAGCATTTGAACTAGCAATAACTAAAAGAGCTAAAGAATTTGGCTATCAACCACAAGAATTATATAATGCTTATCGAAGATTAGATACTCACATACTTAATACAGAGCCTTATATGAGAGACTCTGCTCACTCTTCACAAGCACAAGCTTCAAGAGCGATCATAAAAGGAGCAATAAATCAAATACCAAATCTAGAAAAAATATATGGAGAGCCTGTTGTTGGTTTTGTTTTCCCTGCTAGAACAGATTTACAAAACATGTCAGGAAGAGCTAGATTACCAGCAGATGATGGAAGTGCTAGATATTTAGCAGCACTAGCAAAGCATAAAAAAGCAGGTCTTACAAGTTATGAAGTTGCTCCGAATATAGTCAAGAAGCAATTTCAAGATGCACTATTAGATGAAGCAGGTAATCCTCAAGTTCAAGTAGAAGAGAATGTAATGTTTAACATGGTAGATAAAAATGGAAATAGAAAAGCTAGACTTCCTAACCCAGTTCAATATATATTAAGGCTCGATCCTGGGTCGGTGGGTGAGAAACTAGCAAAAAGCAAATTTGTTTTTAAAGCAAAAGGTGGTACAGTGGATCTTAGAAAGGCAGGCTAATGGCAATAGAACCTAGACAAATAGCAGGAATGGTAGAGGGATCAATGGGAGCAGGGGGTCAAATGATGCCTGAAGAAGATAGCCTTCAAATTGAGTTACCAGAAACTATAAATGATTTACCTGAAGGTATTGAGCTTGTTGACGAAGAGGCAATTGAGATTGAAACAGAAGAATATAGACATGATGCCAATCTCGCAGAGATTCTTGACGATGACGTTTTGGGAGACTTATCATCAGATATTCGAGCCAAATTTCGTGAAGATGTGGAATCAAGAGAAGATTGGGAAGAGGCAATTGCCAAAGGATTAGGGTTACTCGGTATTAATTATGAAGACCGAAGTGAACCATTCTTAGGTGCAAGTGGTGTAACTCACCCTTTACTTTCTGAAGCGGTGACTCAGTTTCAAGCACAGGCTTATAAAGAAATGTTACCAAGTGGTGGTCCAGTAAAAACTCAAATACTAGGAACACCGACAAAAGAAACAGAAGCACAAGCACAACGTGTAGAAGATTTCATGAATTATCAGATTACTGAAATCATGGAGGAGTATGATCAAGATACGGATCAAATGTTATTTTATTTGCCGTTGACGGGATCTACATTTAAAAAGATTTATTTTGACGAAACTAAACAGAGAGCCGTTTCCAAGTTTGTGCCGGCTGAAGATATGGTTGTTCCGTATTCAGCTAGTGATTTAAGAACAGCGGAGAGGGTTACACATGTAGTGAGAATGTCGTATAATGATATTCGCAAGCTACAAGTAGCAGGAGTATACAGAGATGTTGAACTATCTGAAACAGGCGATGGAGAAAGTGAAGGAGCCATCCAAGAACGTGCTGATGAGTTGTTGGGACTACGTCCAAATTACTCTGAAGATGTGTATACCTTATTGGAATGCCACATTGACTTGGACTTGGAGGGTTTTGAAGACAAGGATATGGAGGGGAATCCTTCGGGCATTATGCTTCCTTATATTGTTACCCTTGATCAGAATTCTGGAAAAGTGTTATCGATTTCTAGAAACTTTAGAGAACAAGACCCATTAAAAAGGAAGAGACAATATTTCACTCATTTCAAGTTTTTACCAGGATTTGGCTTTTACGGCTTCGGTTTATTGCACACAATCGGAGGTCTTTCACGTGCTGCGACTTCTATATTGAGGCAATTAATTGATGCGGGTACGCTCTCTAATTTACCAGCTGGGTTTAAGGCTCGTGGTGTTCGTATTCGTAATGATGACG